TTTTTTTGCCGCCTTCTTCCTAACATAGGACCATCAGGTATACTGCTTAGATGTTTCAGTTTGGTACTTAAATTTCTTCCCATAAATTTTCTTCAAATTCCACACAAGTTTGCCAATTAGAATGAGGATGCGGATGATCATGCTCCACTAAGCTTCTGCGGTTCAAGCTTAATAACAAATTTCGACTAGGTTTCTGCATATTATGTAATTTCATCAAACCAATTTTTCTGACATATTTATCCAAAACTTCTTCATTTTTCTTCATCATCAATATAAATTCAGCACGATTCTTAACTTGGTCAAGTATCTTATCTATAGTAATATCATAAATCATAGACAAAAATTGATAAGCGATTGGATCTATTCCCATAGTATCATACAATAATCCAATAATTCGAGTCAAATTATGACCTAGATCTCCTTTTTCCGGATTATTTGGGTTACCTGCTCTCCTGAAGTATTGTCTAACATCTCGCCATGATACATAAGCAGGACAATCTTTACCTACAATCAAATCAATATTAAAGTTTCGCACATCAATTATACGACGCTTAAGGTATGTTGGACCTCGATGACCTCCTAAAATTGAAATATCCTCAACTTTCCACTTATCACCTTTCAGTTTAGTAATTTCAAACTCGGAGCTTAATTTATCTTGAACAACAAAACCATTTAATAATCGTAAATGTGTTATCACTGTGCCAAATGTCTTACAATATTTCATTTCAGTATGGAAAAACTCCAATAAAAATTTTTCAAATTCTTGAATTCCAAATATTGGGACCAATTCTCGAGGTAAAGAATATAAAAAATCATCTCCAAATAATAATATTATTATACGCCTTAAATTAACATACTTAAAAAATCTTACTTTTTCATCTTCTGGACAATAACTCAACTTATAAAAGAAAAACGTAAGAAAATAATAGACAGCCATTACCCAGGAATCTCCATGAGATGTTTCCAAACTACCACTTGGCATCATACCTACTATCAAACAAAATGAATTAAACCATCTAACATGTTTACCCGCCAGATTCTCAGCACAAGATTCTAACAAGTATTGAAACATTCTAAACATTCGAGTATCTCTTTTATTGATCCAAATTTGAGCACATAACATATACATTACCAACATTATTGCTTTAATATTCTGATCTAATTTTTTTATATCTCCTTCTGATACAACCTGAGTTCCTTCTGATATTTTTTCCCATCTAACTGTTGGACAATGCTCTTCTCGTCTTTCTTCTGATTCAACAAATTTAAATTCTAATCCTCTTTCTGTCATAACATCTTCTGAATATGTATAAATTGGCTTATATTGGTCCATTAATTCAACACGAAGTATTCGAGCTTTCAATTCTGCTCCTC